CGGCGCGTCGCACCGAACTGATTGGTGCACTGAAGACCAAGCAGAAGACGTACACGGAAGAGCGGCTGAACGGCATGGCGCTTCAGCAGCTTGAAGAGATCGCGTCGCTTGTGTCGGTTCCATCGGCGACGATCGATTACAGCGGTGCTCCGCCGCGGCAGAACGCGGAAACCCTTGCGGTTCCGGCTCCTCCGGACATGGTGGCGAACATCCGAGCGGCCAAGAAGTAACATCCGTTCTCTGGTGAGAGGACGGCGTCCCATTCTCACAAACGAAGGAAGGAACACACATGGCACTGAAGCGAGTTATCAAGCTGCTCGGTGAGCCGATCCAGACCGAATTCGATGAAGCCGGTGCTGCGATCACTCCGGGCATGCTTCTGTCTTACGACGGAAGCGGCAATCTCGTGCCGCACGCGTCGGCTGGTGGGGCATCGGCCCGCCAGTACGCAATGCACCGGGAGGAAGGCACCGGAGCAACGCTTGGCAAGACGGACATCGATGCCGCATACGCGGTTGGTGATACCGTCAAGGTCGGCGCGTTTGCACCCGGCTGTCAAGTGAACGTGCTTATCCCGAGCGGTCAGACCATCACCAAGGGCAATTTCCTCGAAAGCAACGGCAACGGGATGCTCAAGGTGTTCTCAGCCGGCGTTCGTCAAGCATACGCCGAGGAAACCGTCAACAACAGTGCTGGTCCCGGATCGGCGCGTCTTCGTGTGACGATCGTCTAATAGACGATTAGGTCACAGAAAGGGCACAGAACATGGGAGCTGAAGTTACCAGCGCGTCGGTTGACACAGGACGCGCGTTCATGAAGAGTGCTGGTGGTGTGTGGGCAGGCCAGCGATTCATGGAAGCCATCAAAGCAGGTCGGGGGATTTCGCCTTCCGACCTTCGGTCACTCGACACGTTGCAGCGTGACGAGTGGATCGAGTTCGATCGAACGCTCGTGGAGGAAGCGCAGATTCGTCTGCGTGGTGTCGCGGCACTGATTGCCGCGGGGCTCACCACCACGATTCCAAACGGTCTTGCGAAGACGGTGCTCATGTACGACAAGATCACCGACTTCGGTCCGGCAGAAGTCTCGCTGGATGGGATGTCCAAGGACCAGAACGACACGCAGGAATTCGAGGAAGCTGGAATTCCCCTGCCGCTTACGCACAAGACGTTCTATCTGAATCTTCGCCGTCTGCTGGCATCACGCCAGAAGGGCGAAGGTCTGGACACGTCTGGGTCGCGTGCGGCGGGCCGGAAAATCGGGGAGATGTGGGAAGAGATGCTGATGATCGGCGGCAAGACGTTCGGGGCCATGCCGATCTATGGTCTCACCACGCATCCCGATCGGAACACCGCGTCGTTCGGCACGAACGGTTCGTGGTCTCAGACGGCGAAGACGGGAGAGAACATTCTCGCGGACATTGGCACGTTGATGGCTGCGGCCGAAGCGGATCGGAAGTTCGGTCCGTGGTGGATCTTCATCGCCGGCAACATGAGCCTGAAGATGGGCGAGGACTTCAAGGCGAACAGCGACCGAACGATTCGAGAGCGCATCCAGCAACTCGATGGTATCCAGCAGGTGATCATCTCGGACAAGATGCCCGCGGGTAACGTCGTGCTTGCACAGGCGACGTCGGACGTGATGTCGTGGGTCATCGGCGAACCGTTGCAGACCGTGCAGTGGGACATCGAAGGCGGATTCCAGATCAATTACAAGGGATTCGGCATTCAGGTTCCGCTGATCAAGTCGGACACGGAAGGTCGGAGCGGACTCGTTCACATGTCGTAACATAAGTCGGGGTGGCAGCGGACCACCCCAACTTTTAAGGAGCGAACATGGCAGAGAAAGAGAAAGTGGTCGAGACACCAAAGGTTCAGGTCAGTGTTGTCGTGAACGAAAAGCCCGTGATGCGATTCGGCGACAATCCAGACGAGAACGTGACCAAGCCCTATCGCTTAAAGGAAGGGAAGCGGCACTTCGGTGTCGAGCCGGGTGGCGTCACGGAACTCAACGCGCGACAGGCAAAGGCGTTCCGGGACAAGTTCGATCCAGCGTAGTTAGGAGGACGTGGTGGCAGTTTCATTCGATCCGTCGCTGTCGTCAGAAGTAGATTGGATCCGCTTCTTGTCGAAAGACATGGACATGGCTGCGCCACGTCTTCAAAACGAAACGCTGTCAGCGCTCTATGTAAACGAAGGGAATCGTTGGCTAGCCGCAGCGATTGCCGTGGAACAAGGCGTGCTCTCGCTTGGGAACAACACCATCTTGCGAAAGATGGTCGCGGATCTGGACGTGCAGTTTGGCGGGCGATCTGACGGGGAGACCGTGGCGAACTATGTGAAGTATCTACGGGAACGCGGCACGTGGGAAGTTCTTCCAACGAACAAAGCAAGGACGTTTGAAGTCCTGTGACTACGCCGAACATTCTCCCGTATCTGGCGGATATGTTTCCAGATACGGTGATTATCGAGTCCTTTGTGTCGGAAACGGATAAGGGTGTCCGCACGTATGACACTGCGAATCCGAGGTCTTATGCTGCGTTTGTCTACGGAAAGATTCGAATGATTCGAACGATGGACGGGCAAGAGAAAATTTCAAACGTGACCGTGGTGCTGGCGACGACGGAAACCGTGACCACTAAGGACCGATACACGCTTCCCACAAGGTTTCAACCGAATCAACCCATTGCATTGAACGTGCACTTTCATACAGACGAAAACGGGGCGCACCATTCAACGATATACTTCTAGCATGCGCAAGATTACTGTTTCACAGCCGAAGTTGATAGGCCGTGAAATCGAATACGTCACCGATGCGGTGTCCCGAGCGGAGCTTTCGTTTGGTCGATACACGCAGCGGTTTGAGCGGGAGTTCGCGGATTACTGTGAGACAGAGTATTGTCTGACGTGTGTGAACGGGACCGCCGCGCTTCATCTTGTGCTGCTTGCTCTTGGAGTTCGTCCCGGAGATTACGTCATTGTTCCGGCACTTACGTATGTGGCCACCGTTGCCGCGGTGCGCTACGTGGGCGCGATTCCAGCGTTTGTGGATGTGGACCCGGATACGTGGACTATCAGTGTGGACGACACGGCGAATAAGCTGGCAGAACTTCGCGCTGATAACTTTCGCTGCGTTGCAATGATCCCGGTGCATCTGTATGGCGTGCCGTGTGAGATGGAGGAGCTTCAGGCGCTGGCTGAAGAATACAGCGTTCACATCATCGAAGATGCTGCTCAGGCGCATGGCGCGGTCTTCCACGGCCAGAAGATTGGTAGCTTTGGCATAGCCGCGACGTTCAGCTTTTACGGGAACAAGGTGCTTACGTCTGGAGAAGGCGGCGCGGTGGTCACATCGGATGCCCGGTTAGCTGAGAAAGTTGCATTGTATCGCGGGCAGGGCGTGTCTAAAGATCGCACGTATTGGCATACGGTGGTCGGTTACAACTATCGGTTGTCAAACGTGCTGGCCGCGATTGCGTGCGCACAACTCGAGAACGCCGAAGCGTTTGCCATCACTCGAAAGGCTATCTGGCAGCAATATTGGAATCTTCTTCCTAGAAATGTTCAATGTCAGAAGATGCGGTTAGGAACGATTCCAGCGTATTGGATGTTCACGGCACTGGTTCCAGATGGTGTGAACCGGGATGAAGTTCGACGGCGGTTAGACGCGGTTGGAGTGGAGACGCGACCCGTGTTTCCCCCAATTCCCGCAATGCCACCGTATGCGCCGTATGGCGCGGTCCCTCCGGTTGCAGAAGATATCGCGAAGCGTGGTATCAATCTTCCCACGCATTGCGGTCTCACCGTTCGTGATGTGGAGTTTGTGGCTGAAGAGTTTCGGAAGGCTTTGCAATGATCAAGCTCTCCGAGCACGCCTATACGGAGCACCACGCCGGGCCAGCGGAGCCGGACGGGTGGTATCTCTACGACAGCCGTGGACGGTGGAATACAGGTGGTCCGTTCAAGGATGAACGCGCAGCACGACGCTATTGGCTTCTTCAGCAATCGCTTGAGTGGAATCTTTTCGCACCCGACGCGCTGAGCGTGGCTTTGAAAGCGGAGTGCATTCGCGTGCACCCAACAGCGCGAATTGATTCGTTCGTGAAGCTAGAAGGCGGGCAAGGCATCTCGATTGGACCTTACGTGCACGTGGCATCGTTCTGCCACATTGGAATCGGTGGCGGAACCATCATCCTCGAGGAAGGCTCTGCGTGCGCGAGTGGGTCGCGGTTGCTGTCTGGCTCGAATGTTCCTGGTCTTGGTCACGGGTGTTCTGCGGCGGCACCGGACGCGGTCTTCAAGCGGTCGTTTGTGCATCTTTGTCGTAACGCTGTCGTGTTCACGGGAGCCACTGTGCTTCCGGGGATTACCATCGGTGAGAACTCGGTTGTCGCGGCGGGTGCACTTATCACGCGGGACGTTCCGCCATTTGAAATCTGGAGTGGCGTGCCTGCACAAAAGATCGGAGAGATCAAGTGAAACAAATAGCGAAGCTTCTTGCAGTGATGTTCAGTGTGCTGGCGCTTCTCTCGTACGTTGCGGGCGCAGAGTGGACACTTCCACTTTTGATTGCGGCAGCAATCTTCCTCGCAGCGGATGCGAACATTCCTCCCGGCCAATGAATATTGTCGTGGGCTCTTTGTGGCGGGATAGTTCTCGTAACGTCCCGCGATATGTCGGTCAGGTGGACGCATTAAAGCGACACGTCGGCACAGGGCACCACGTACGCGTGATTGCAGCGGAAGGCGACTCGACAGATGGTACCGCGCAAATGTTACTTCGGCAGCTGTGGGATCTTCAGCTTGTAGACGTGTCCAACGGTGAACCACGATACGGAAGCACGGAGCAGCCAGAGCGGATGGCTGCACTCTCAAAGATTGGGAATTCGATTTTCTTTTCTGTGCGGCCGGATGACGACGTACTGGTCTACGTGGAATCGGACCTCATTTGGGACCCACATACGATTGGTTCGTTGATTGACGCGGCGATGGAACAGAAAGATGACTTTGATGTGTTTGCGCCGCTTGTATTTGCTGGAAAGGATTTTTATGACGTGTGGGGATTCCGTGGGATGGATGGACAACGGTTCGCACCGTTTGCGCCCTACCATTCGAGTCTCCGGCCAACAGGCTTCACAGAAGTGAGCAGCGTAGGAAGCTGTCTTGTCATGAGAAGGAGGGTCGCAGTTACAGTTCATCCAATGGTTAGTAATGCGCTCGTGGAATGGTGTGGCAACGCGCGGGCGCAAAGGTTTCATATTGCGGTATGGGCAGATTTCAAGGTGAGGCATCCATGAAGGTCTACATTCAACAGCAGTCATTGCCATCCATTGCGATGAAGCGGGTGGCAGATGCGTTGGTTCGTTACGCTCCGGGGGAATGCATCGAATGGGTGGATGACATGTATTTGGCGGATCTTGTGATCCTCCACGTCATTGGGTATCCCGAAACTGTTCAACAAGTGGAAGCACTTCAGCGCCTAGGAAAGCAATACGCGATTATCCAGTATTGTATGCGGTCCACACAACGCCCGGACACGAACGATTGGAAGACGTTGTGGGAGGACGCCGCGCTGGTGTGGTCCTATTATGATCTCGTGGACCTTACGTCGCAGGATGGGATGGACTTCTCGCACGTGAAGTTCTACCATTCACCGCTTGGCGTCGATAGCAGCGTATTCAAACCGTGGCAGCGATCCCGGAAGTATTACACGGTCTGCACAAGTGGATACGTAGCGGAATCGGAAAGTGTGCGGGAAGCCGCGGACGCGTGTGCTGGACTGAAGAAGGTGATGTTTCACCTTGGCCCGCCGTTCCCGTGGTTCGGCTCCCACGTGACCGCGCGAAAGGGCATGAACGATTCAGATCTCTCGCGGATCTTCTCGGACTGTTTCTACGTGTCTGGTTTGCGCCGTGCCGAAGGCTTTGAACTACCAGCCGCGGAAGGTTTGCTGTGTGGTGCACGGCCAATCATGTATGACCGTCCACACTATCGCCAGTGGTTCGACGACTTCGCCGTGTTCATCCCGGAAGATACGCCTGAGAAAGTGACAGCGAATCTGGCTGAGATCTTTCGGAGCGACTATCGCCCTGTGCGTGAAGAGGAGCGGCTTCGCGCGGCGGAATGGTTCAATTGGGAACCTATCGTGAAGGGCTTCTGGGAGCGTGTGCTATGAGAAAACTCATTTGGGTAGGCGACGCGGTCGTCTCGAGTGGGTTCGCCCGTGCCACGCATAAGACGCTCGACGCGTTTGTCCAGAGTGGGCGATGGGATGTCAAGGTGATCGGGATCAACCATTACGGAGATCCGCACGATTATCCATACGACATCTATCCTGCGATTCACTGGCAGAGCGGTGGTGATCCGTTTGGCGTGCGGCGCACGGCGCAGCTTACCACGGCCTATCGGCCCGATGTCATTGTCGTGCAGCAAGACCCGTGGAACTTCGCACCGTATATCAAAGCCGCGGGAAATACGCCCATTATTGGGGCGGTTGCGGTTGACGGCAAGAACTGCCGCGGCAAAGAACTTGTCGGCCTGAAGCATGCGATCTTTTGGACCAAGTTTGGCCAAACAGAAGCACAGCGCGGCGGCTACACCGGACCGTCCTCGGTGATTCCGCTTGGCGTGGATCTGAAGCAATACTTCGAGATGGATCGCGCCGAAGCCCGCTGGCGCGTCGGACTTCCGAAAGAACTCAAAGACGCGTTCATCGTTGGGAACGTGAACCGGAACCAACCGCGCAAACGGTTGGATCTTGTGATCACGTTCTTTGCCGAGTGGATCAAGTCACAGAAGGTGCGCGACGCGTGGCTGTATCTCCACGTGGCACCCACTGGAGAGGACGCCTACGACTGCGGGCAGCTTGCCGAGTATTACGGCATCTCCAACCGGGTGATCACGACGGAGGCACCGCTTGGCTATGGCGTCACAGAAGATCAGTTGAACACAATCTACAACTGCTTCGACTGTATGTTCACGTGCACGCAGGGCGAAGGTATGGGCTTACCTCACCTTGAAGGTATGGCCGCGGGTATCCCGCAGATCGTGCCACGGTGGTCGGCGCTGGCCGACTGGCCGACGGAAGGGTCCGTGCAGCATGTCGAATGTAGCAGTATCGCGCTAACGCCGGGCAAGATTAACGTGATTGGTGGTGTTGCCGATCGCGTGTCTTCTGTTCTTGCACTGGACCTGATGTATCGGGACGGCACGTATCGAGAATCGCTGGCCGTGAACGGGCTCGCATGCGCGCGCGAAGATCGCTTCCGGTGGGAAACCGTCGGGAAGGAATTCTTGAAGACGGTGGAAGCAGCGTTAGATCAGACGCCACTCCAGATTTCAGGTCTTCCGGAAGTGGTGACGACATGAGCTTCGATCTTAAAGGCGTGCAAGCCATGAAAGCCCGGCTCGCAGAGATCCGTGAACAGAAGTCCCGGCAGATACGCGCGGGGCTGACGGACTTTGGTGAGCAGGTGATTGCAAAGGCTAAGAGCCCGGAACAGACACCAGTTCTTACGGGCACGCTTCGAAGCACGGAGCATGTTGAACCCGTGACACAGACAGGAAACGTGTATACGGTAACGGTAGCCGCGGGTGGACCAGCCGCACCGTATGCCGTGCGTGTGCATGAGGATCTCGAGATGCGCCATCCGCGTGGCGGCAAAGCGAAGTTCCTCGAAGATCCATTGAACGATCTCGCATCGCAGGCAACCACCATCGTCGCCGAACATCTCAAGTAGCATACATGGCGTTCTTGGACGATCTTAAGACGTTAATCAATCAGCGTGGGGGTGTCACCCTCTCGAAGATTGGGATCTCCACGCAGAAGAATTGGCCGGATCCAATTCCAAGCGATGGGTTCATGCTACTTGTGAAATACGGTGGAATGTCTCCGGAGCGAACACAGCAGGACGTTGCGGTTGGAAAGCCAGCGTTTCAACGGCCACGGGCGCAGATTCGCGTCCGTGCGCCGGAGTTTCAAACGGCGGAAAATCTGGCCTATGAAGCCTATAACGCGCTGGTGACTGTCCGTAATTTGATCCCGAGCGGAGGCGTGTACTATCGAGAAATTGACGCTATCCAGGAGCCGTACGATGACGGTCCTGATGGTAACGGCAATGCACAAGTGGTGTTTAACGTGCGGGCCATTAAGAACCCGTCCTAGACAGGAGCGACCATGAGCGTAGGCATTTCAGCACAGGGCACACTCATTGCGGTGAGCCCGGATCCCGCGTGGCCGGATCACGATCCTTCGGGTGATCCGGTTGATTTCGATGACATCGCGGAGTTGCGGGACATTACGGCACCCGCACTGACACGCAACGAAATCGAGACCACGAACCACAACGATCAAGACGATTCGTATATCGTCGGCATTCGTCGGCACGGCACGATGCAGTTCAATCTGAACTTCTTGCCGTTCGCCGCGTCGCACGATCATCTGACAGGTTTGCAGAACGACTGGTTCACAGGGAATC